GAGAGACACTGCTGATGACGTAGCAAAAGCTTTAGTAGCTGCTATAAATGCTGGTCCTCACGCTAATGGTGGTGCTATTGTTATTGCTGATCTTCTTAATCAGTCTTTCTTTAATAGCAACATTACTGACGTAGCTATAACAGTTCAAGTAGCGGCAGCAGCTTAATTTTGAATGAGATTAACCGCGCAAGATTTGCGTGAATTAAATATCCTTAAGTATTACAGGCTTGTTCGTAAATGGGCCTGTAAAACTTACGGGTTAACAGACGCAGATTTAGAATTATTAATTTACTTAGATTGTAAAGAAAGATTTACACGAAATGATTTTATAAACGGAGTTTATACTATGAGTTGGGATAAAAACCGTTGGGAAAAATTAAGAAGAGATGGTTGGATAGAAGCTTGGAGACATCGTAATAGAACAACTATAAAGTACAGTGTTTTTAAAACTTCATTTAAATGCTCTCAGCTTATAAGTAGAATATACAGAATACTTTTAGCTGAAGAAGACTTACCTACATCTGAAAGAAGTATATTTTTTAATAACAAATCATACACAGATAAAGTTTATAATAAAGCTATAGATGATATGATAAAAGATAAAGCAAGATAATGCCGTTTAAAGTAAACAAGTCTATTATTAAAGGTACTAAACAACACAAAGATTTAGCTTTTAAACTAGTTAGAAAAAAACTAGATAAAGGCATAGCTGGTGAAGCTAATAACGATGGTAGTGTGTTTGTAAGTAAAGATGTACCAAAAGGTAGTGCATTAGAAGCAGAAGTAATAAATCATGAAGCTGATCACATGGCTCGTATGAAAAAAGGTGAGTTAGGCTATACAGATGATTACGTAATGTGGAGAGGTAAAAAATATCCTAGAAAAAACGGTAAGATATTATATAAAGGAAAATATTTAGAAGAAGGAAATAAAAACTTTCCTTGGGAACAACTAGCTTATAAAGCTGGTACAAAAGCAAAACAACAATTTAAAAATAAAAAAAATGCCTAGAAAAACAAAAGCAAAATTTACAATGAAAGGACACACGCTTCCTGGTATAAAGCAAGATCCTGCAATGGCTAATAAAACAAACGACTACAGACCAGGCTCGTCGGCGTTTACAATGAAAAAAGAAAGTCCAGCTAAAATAATGGGTGCTATTAAAAAATTTGCAGGTAGCAAAATTGGTAGAGCAGGTTTAGCTTTAACAACAGGTGGTATGTCTGAAGTTGCTAGAGGTGTCTTTGGTGGTGGTAAGAAAAAAGAAGATGCTGATGCTGGTAAAGAACTACTTAAACAAGAAGCTAAAGAAGAAATGGCTAATTCACCTGCTGCAATGAAACTAAGAACTGGTAGAAAAAAGAAATTAGGTGGTAAATTAAACTCTAGAACTACACCGTTTGATCAAAAGCAAGATTTTGAACCAGCGTTTGAAGGAGCGGATATGAGTAAGCAAGAGTACGAAAGAAAACTAAAAGTTTTCATGAGAAACGGTTTTAGTAAAAAAGACGCTACTGAGTTCATAGGTGATGGCGTTTCAGTTACTGAAGCTAAAAAAAAAAGAAGAGAGGAATTTAACTTCGGTAAATTAAGAAAAAAACCTACTATGTTAGACACAGAGTTTTCTGGTAGGTTTCCAAACCCAGGTTAAAATGAGTGTGTTAGGTAAAATATTTTCAGCTGGTGCTGGTGAACTTGTAAAAAACGTAGGTGGAGTTTTAGATAACTTAACTACAACAAAAGAAGAAAAGCTTGAAGCTGAAAGAAAAATAAAAGATATGATAATGAGTTACGAAGCTGAAATGCAAAAGCAAGTAACTGAGAGATGGAAACTTGATATGAATAGTGATTCATGGTTAAGTAAAAATATAAGACCACTAGTATTAGTGTTCTTAGTAGTAAGCACAGTGTTATTAGTATTTATAGATGCTGGTGCAATAAATTTTAACGTAAAAGACTCTTATGTAGATCTCTTACAATTAGTATTAATAACAGTGATTGGTGCTTACTTTGGCGGTAGATCACTAGAAAAAGTAAAAAAATAAATTATGAGATATTTTCAAAAAACATTTAGACCAGATATAATTGATGGAGCTATAGCAAAAGTAATTGGTTCTGATGGAGGTGATGCTCCTTTTTCGCAAGGTGATATTCTTTTTGATTGGCAAGCTATAGATCTTCCACTAGGAACAGATGCTATAGTAGATGCACTCGTTCATATGTACGGTGAAGACGGAAGCACTCAAGTAAACGATGATTTTAACTTATTAATTGCAAAAAGCAATAACGGAGTAGCACCAACTACTTTAGGAAATGAAAACGGCCAATTATCTGGTTGCTTTGAATTACCAGATGTATTAATAGGTATAATGAAATTTGAAGCTGATAGTAATAGAGTTGGTAAATTAAATCTTGGAGGACATGGGGGTAGTATATATCATTTTAATGTTACTGGTAATAACGGGCATGTAGGGCCTGTTGTTATAGAACCAGAACACAATGCATTAGGAGGTCAAACAACAAATAGAATATATGTAGCTGGTATCTCTGGTGGTGAGTTTGATTTTTCAACAGGAGTTTTATCTAACGCTGGTGTTAGTGATGACTCAGCTACAACTATAGCAACTAAAACAATTGATCCAAGAAAAGCTTTTAGAGCAGGTGATACTGTTTACATACACGACTCAAATACACCTATAGGAACAATCGCATCGCTAACAGTCAATAGTATAGTATTAACATCTAACAATGTTGGCGCTATTTCTGCAGACGATGAGTTTATGAATGCAAAACCTATAACCGTAACTTTAGGTTTTAAAGGAAGAGGATAAAAATAAATTAAATTAACTTAAATTAAATAAAATGGCAAAAAGAAAAACACCAAAGCCTAAAAAGGCTTTAAAAGTAACTAATGAAGAGTTAAATAGAATACAAAGCTTAGTTAATGAAATAAATAAAATTGAAATACAAGTTGGTTCATTAGAAGTACAAAAACATGGCTTAATACATTATAGTAATGATGTTCGTGACAACATGAAAAATTTTCAAAAAGAACTAGAAACTAAATACGGTACTAGTAAGATAGATATTAACGATGGTAAAATAAACTACGATGAGCAAGCTAATTAGAAAGATTACGGTAGGTAAAGATTATAAAAACGATGCTATGCACTACTCTGTTGGTCAAGAAGTTTATGGTGGACATACAATATCTAATATTATAGAACAAGAAGATAAATATTCTATTTATATTAAAAAAAATAAAGACGTATTACCATGGAAAGACTTTAATAAAAACATGGCAGTGTCTGTTGAATATAATTTAGAGTATTAATGAAAGCGCCTTTTGACTTCGTTATAAAGCCAAAAGGAAATAGATATAACAATACTAAAAAAGTTGGTGATAAAAACTTAATATTAAATACAGAAATATTTAATCACGAGTTTGTAAATAGAGAAGCTGTAGTTATATCAACACCTGTCGCTTTTAAAACAGATATAAAACCAGGTGATACTATTATAGTACACCACAACGTTTTTAGACGTTGGCATAACGTTAAAAATATAGAAAAAAATAGCAGAAGCTTTTTTAACGAAAACACTTATCTAGTTAAGGAAGATCAAATATTTTTGTATAAAACAAAAAACAATTGGAAGCCAATGAAAGGTTATTGTTTTGTACAACCTATAAAAACAAAAGATAAGTATAACGTAGAACAAGAAGATCCATATAAAGGTATAATTAAATATACTGATGGTGAGTTTAAAGTTGATGAGCTTGTAGGTTTCACACCTTTTTCTAAATATGAATTTATAATAGATGGTGTAAAACTTTATAGAGTTATGAACCAATTTATTACAATTAAATATGAATATCAAGGAAACGAAGAAACTTATAATCCAAGCTGGGCACAAGGCAGTTGAAGAGCTGATTAACGTTGCTAAAGAAAAAATAATAACTAACACGGAAGATGATGTTAGTGCTGATAGATTAAAAAACGCTGCAGCTACAAAGAAGCTAGCTATATTTGATGCGTTTGAAATATTAAACAGAATACAAGAAGAAGAGAATATACTTGAAGGTAAAGAACCTCAAAAAAAAGAAAAAGTATTTAAAGGTTTTGCTGAAGGTAGATCAAGATGAGTTACAAACAAACACTAATTAAAATAATCGAACCTGTTAAGCGTACGACTATAACTCGTATGAATAAAGGTAAAAAATGGAAATATGGGTATAATAAAGAACATGATATTATCGTTATATCAAAAAATGGGACAATTGGTGAAATACTTGAAGTGCAAGGTTTACGCATTGCGTTACCAAAGCTGCCAACCAACTTGTACGTGCATGCCAAGCGAAAATGGCAAAGGATAGAATATCCAAAAGAATTATCTAAATTAAAAAATATATTTGACTGGCGTAGCTATCCTGAAGAAGCTAAAGACCAGTGGTATGATTATATAGACGAAGAGTTTAAACGTAGAGACGAAGGTTTTTGGTTTGATAATAAAGGTAAACCAACTTACATAACGGGTAGTCACTATATGTACTTGCAGTGGAGTAAAATAGATGTGGGTGCACCTGATTTTAGAGAAGCAAATAGAATATTTTATTTGTTTTGGGAAGCATGCAAAGCTGATACGAGGTGTTATGGTATGTGCTACTTAAAAAATAGAAGATCTGGTTTTTCTTTCATGTCATCAGCTGAAACGGTTAATTTAGCAACACTTGCAAGTGATAGTAGATATGGAATATTATCAAAAAGTGGAAGTGATGCTAAAAAAATGTTTACCGACAAAGTTGTACCAATATCTGTTAACTATCCGTTTTTCTTTAAACCGATACAAGATGGTATGGATAGACCTAAGTCTGAGCTTGCTTACCGTGTACCTGCGAGTAAGTTTACTCGTAAAAAAATTATTACAAACCAAAAGCAAGAAGATTTAGTTGGGCTTGATACAACTATAGACTGGAAAAACACAGGTGATAATAGTTATGACGGTGAAAAGCTAAACTTATTAGTGCACGATGAAAGCGGTAAATGGGAAAGACCAGATAATATATTAAACAACTGGCGTGTAACTAAAACATGTTTACGTTTAGGTAGTAAAGTAGTTGGTAAGTGTATGATGGGTAGTACTAGTAATTCGCTAGATAAAGGTGGTAATAACTTTAAAAAATTATACAATGACTCAGATGTTAATAGACGAAACCGTAATGGACAAACAAAGTCTGGGCTTTATTCTCTCTTTATCCCTATGGAGTGGAACTACGAAGGATTTATTGATGAATACGGACATCCAGTCTTTAATAGTCCAAGTGATGATGTTTTCGGACCAGACGGTGAACTAATAGATTATGGTATAATAGACTATTGGCAAAATGAAGTTGATGGTTTAAAAAACGATCAAGACGCTTTAAATGAATTTTATCGACAGTTTCCAAGAACTGAAGAACACGCGTTTAGAGATGAAGCAAAAAATAGTATATTTAACTTAGTTAAGATATACGAACAAATAGATTATAACGATGGTACAGGTAGCATAAATATTTCTACTGGTAACTTTCAATGGTTAAATGGAGTAAAAGATACAAATGTAATATTTTACCCAGATCCAAAAGGTAGATTTAAAATAAGCTGGATACCACAAGAACATTTACAAAATAAAATTATAATAAAAAATGCAATCAAATATCCTGGCAACGATCATATGGGCGCTTTTGGCTGCGACAGCTACGATATTAGCGGTACTGTAGACGGAAGAGGTTCTAACGGAGCTTTACATGGTTTAACAAAGTTTAGCATGGAAGACGCTCCACCAAATCATTTTTTCTTAGAATATATAGCTAGACCACAAACAGCTGATATATTTTTTGAAGACGTGTTAATGGCTTTAGTGTTTTACGGTATGCCATTACTAGCAGAAAATAATAAACCAAGATTATTATACTATTTACGAAGAAGAGGTTATAGAGGTTATAGTATGAATCGCCCTGATAAATCTTGGAATAAATTATCTACAGCAGAAAAAGAAATAGGTGGTATACCTAATTCAAGTGAAGATATAAAACAAGCTCACGCTGCTGCTATAGAAACATATATACAAAACCATGTTGGTCATATTAATGAAGGTAATTATGGTAATATATATTTTAACAAAACATTAAACGATTGGGCAAAGTTTGATATAAATAGAAGAACTAAATTTGATGCTTCTATAAGTAGCGGTTTAGCTATAATGGCATGTAATAGACATTTGTACGCACCAAACGTTAAAGTAGAAAAATCAAAACTAAATATTAGTATTGCTAAGTATAACAATACTGGAAATATGTCAAAATTAATTAAGAGATAATATGAGTTATTATAAAAATTTTCCTAGCCAAGTTGTAAGCGATGCAGAAAAATCTACGTATGAGTATGGTTTGAAAGTTGCAAAAGCTATACAGAGAGAGTGGTTTAATGAAGGGCAAGGTTATCAAAATAGTAGATATCATCATAACTATAATAACTTTCACAAGTTAAGGTTATATGCTAGAGGTGAGCAGTCGGTTCAAAAATATAAAGACGAGTTATCTATAAACGGTGACTTAAGCTACTTAAATCTTGACTGGAAACCCGTACCTATAATATCTAAATTTGTAGACATAGTTGTAAATGGTATATCAGAAAGACAATATGCTGTAAAAGCTTATTCGCAAGATCCTTTTGGTGTTGAGAAAAGAACTAAGTATATGGAGTCTATATTAAATGATATTAATGCTAAAAGCTTTGATGCTATAGCTAAGCAAAAACTTAATATGGACTTGCGAGAAAACAAGCAAGATGATTTACCAGAAACACCCGAAGAACTTGACTTACACATGTCTCTTAATTACAAACAAGCCGTAGAAATAGCTGAAGAGCAAGCTATAAATGTTTTACTTGAAGGTAACAAATACGATTTAACTAGAAAAAGAGTATTGTATGATTTAACAGTTTTAGGTATTGCTGCTTGTAAAACAACATTCAATACTTCTGAAGGTGTAAAAGTTGAATATGTTGATCCAGCTAATATAGTTTATTCACATACAGAGTCACCTTACTTTGATGATATATATTATGTTGGTGAAGTAAAAACTATACCTATAAACGAATTTATAAAAGAGTTTCCTGGTATACCAGATAGTGAGCTTGAAGAGTTAACTAAAAGCTCTTATCAAATGAACTACAGGTATGGTAATCGTAGAAATAATGTAGAAGAAGATAATAATAAAATAGATATATTATACTTTAATTATAAAACTTATAATCATGAAGTTTATAAATTAAAAGAAACTGCAACTGGATTACAAAAAATAATAGAAAAAGACGATACGTTTAATCCACCTACAGGTGAAGATTTAGCTTTTGAAAGGTTAGGTAGAAAAATAGAGTGTTTATATGAAGGAGCTTTAATATTAGGTACTGATAAACTTATTAAGTGGCAAAAGGCTGATAACATGATGAGACCTAAAAGTGATTTTACAAAAGTAAAAATGAACTACTCAATAACAGCTCCACGTATGTATGAAGGTCGTATAGAGTCATTAGTTAGTAGAATTACTGGTTTTGCTGATATGATACAGCTTACGCATTTAAAGTTACAGCAAGTAATGTCACGTATGATACCTGACGGTATTTATTTAGATGCTGATGGTCTTGCTGAAATAGATTTAGGCAATGGAACAAACTATAATCCACAAGAAGCTTTAAATATGTTTTTCCAAACAGGTAGTATAATTGGTAGATCAATGACTTCTGAAGGTGATCCTAATCCTGGTAAAATACCTATACAAGAAATACAGTCAGGCGGTGGTGCTAAAATGAATGGTTTAATACAAACCTATAACTACTACTTGCAAATGATAAGAGACACGACAGGACTCAATGAAGCAAGAGATGGTAGCATGCCAGATCCTAAATCTTTAGTTGGTGTGCAAAAATTAGCAGCTGCTAACAGTAATACAGCAACAAGACATATACTACAGTCTGGTGCTTTTATAACACAAGAAATAGCAGAGCAATTATCACTTAGAATATCTGATGTTTTAGAATATTCACCAACAGCAAACGCTTTTGTACAAGCTATAGGTTCACATAATGTAGCTACTTTAAACGAAATGAAAAACTTACATTTGTATGATTTTGGTATATTTATAGAGTTACAACCAGATGAAGAAGAAAAACAATTACTTGAAAATAATATACAAACAGCATTATCTCAACAAACTATAGATTTAGAAGATGCTATTGATCTTAGAGAAGTTAAAAATATAAAACTAGCTAATCAGCTTTTAAAAATAAGAAGAAAGAAGAAAGTTAAAAAAGATCAAATGATGCAACAGCAAAACATGAAAGCTCAAGCTGATGCAAACGCCCAACAAACTCAAGCTTCAGCTCAAGCAGAAATGCAAAAGCAACAAGCTTCAATGCAGAACGAAATACAGTTAGCTACACAAAGAGGTGAAATAGAAAAAGGTAAACTTCACGCTGAAGCTGAAGTTAAAAAAGCTTTAATGGATCATGAGTTTGAGTTAAACATGAAAATGAAAGAAATGGAGTTGAAGATGTTACAGTCAAGAGAGCAAGTAAAAGAAAACAATAAAAAAACAATAAGCAATAATCAAATACAATCAAACGAAAAAATACAGAATAAAAAGTTAAAAGGTTTTGAG